AAAGGATTCGTGACCTTCGGAGCAGACAATCTCTATCCTGATTTTCTAATTGAACTATTTAACAAAAGCCCAAAACACAATGCAATCGTTTCTGCAAAAGCTTCATATGTGGCTGGAATTGGTACTGAAGTTTACGGACAAAACACCACCGACATCGCCAAAATCCAAAACAAACTCAAAAGCATCAACGCCTACGAGACCTACGAGGAACTCAAAGCAAAAGTAGCATACGATGCCGAGTTGTTCAATGGGTTTGCAGTTGAGGTGATTTGGAACAAGGCAAAGACCGCACCTTCGGAGTATTATCACATTCCATTCAAAGACATCCGCAAAGGTCTTGAAGGTGAGTATGTGTATTGTGCTGACTGGACTGATACCAAAGCGGAGAAAATCCACTATCAACCCTACAACCCAATCACTCGTGAATCAAAGCAATTGTACTATTGCCAATTCTATCGTCCCGGACAAGGCGAATACCCCTTGCCTGATTATGTTGGTGCGTTGAAATACATTGAGGTTGATACCGAGATATCCAACTATTATTTGAATAGCATCAAGAACGGATTCACGGCACAAACTCACATCCAGTTATTCAAAGGAATCCCCACACCTGAAGAAGCTCGTGCAACTGCAAGGAGATTCAAAGAGAATTATCAAGGCACGGACAATGCCGGTGGGTTAATCATCCAATACAACGATCCAACGGAAAAGGAATCAGTCATCAACAACCTTCAACCATCGGATTTTGATAAGCAATTTGACTTGTTGAATAAGACCGTACAACAAGAGATATTTGTTGCACACAAGGTCAACTCACCAATGTTGTTTGGAGTGCGTGTAGAGGGACAATTGGGTGGTAGAAGCGAGTTGATTGAAGCCTATGAGATGTTTCATCACGCCTACATTGAACCCCGTCAACAAAAGATTGATGATACCTTTGCGTACTTGCTTGAACCTATCGCATCAGTTCGCTTGGAAACCATTAACAAACCGCCAATCGGTCTTGACTATCAGGCTTTGTTCACCGCTGGAGTTATCACCAACGAAGAAGCAAGAAAGGAACTTGGATTGCCATTGATTACTGATGTGAAACAATCATCTTTGAACGATGCTATCAATGCTTTGAGTCCTTTGGTTGCAAACAATGTGTTGTCAAATATGACAATCAACGAGAAACGCCAATTGGCAAATCTTCCACCGATTGCTGGAGGAGATTCATTGCCATCCGCATCACCCGTTGCCCTATCAAAACAAAACCCTTTTGGATGGGATGATGAAAGAGACATCAAGGTGTTCCAACAATATGGAGAAAGTGCAGACAACTTTGAAGCGTACAAGTTTGAGTTCGTGGATGCCGTTGAAACTGCAATCTTGAATGTGTTGAAAGAGAATAAAGGTTTGCAAGTTGGAGACATTGTAAACATCACCAAACTGGATGCAAAGGTTGTCGCTGATGCCATTGCTAAACTTGCCAAAGCGGAGTTGATCAAATCATACGAGGATGGGTTAGAAACAACACCACAAGGAGTTGAAGAAGTCAAGAGATTGCAAACCGAGATTGTCGTTCGTTACAAATACGGATTGGCTGCTGGGATTGATGGACCAATGATCATCCCTGGTTCAAGAGATTTCTGCCGTCAAATTGATGGAAGCAACCGTGTATATTCAAGAGAGGATATCAATGCGATGTCAACGCAATTGGGATACGATGTATGGAAGAGAAGAGGTGGTTGGTATCACAACCCCACATTGGATGTGAACACGCCACAATGCCGTCACATTTGGCAACAACAATTATTAAGGAGGATTAAACGATGACCAATTTTGTATATTTCATTTCAACCACTTACTTGAAGGACAACACCCCTTTGAATGAAAATGTGGATGATAAATTGTTGAAGTCAGCAATCAAAGAAGCTCAAGAAATCTACATCCGTGATGTGATTGGTTCAGGCATTTACAATGAGTTGCAAGTACAGGCATTCGCTGGAACATTAACCCAGTTGAATACTACCCTTTTGGATTCTTACATCGCACCTTGTTTGAAGTATTATACATTGACCGAAGCAATGCTTCCAATGACCTTCAAATTGATGAACAAATCGGTTGCATCTCGTGAGAGTGACAATGCTCGTGCCGTATCAGTTGAGGAAATGACAATGATTGAAGGTCGTTATCGTGATAAAGCCGAATACTATGCCAACAGATTGAGGGATTATCTACGCACATACACCAATGATTATCCTTTGTTCTTAAATCCCGGCAGTACATTTGATACAATCCGACCAAAGAACACCGCTTTTGTCGGTGGTATTTATCTTCCAACATCTCAAGATTGCTTTTGGAACTATGACTTCCCCAACGAGGACAAATAAGTGGCAAAAAAACAACGAAGCCAAACTTCTCAAATTTCTCAAGAATGACACTAAACCAAATAATCCAAAAGATTCAAACGGCAGCAGAAAGCCATAAGATGGTTCACAAGTTTGGCGTTGGTCAGCAGTCAAATATGACGGTTGAGAATGTTGAGTATTATCCGTTGGTTTGGTTGTATCCTGATGGATTCAATTTGCAGTCCGGTGGGAATCTTCAAACCTACAACTTTGCATTGCTCGTGATGGATCGTGTATTTGAAAGCGAATCAAACACCATTGAGGTTCTTTCCGATACTGCACAGATTATGACCGACATCTTTGCGTTGATTGAAGACAACACACAAAACGATGAGGATTTTGAGATTGTGATCAACAGCAACGCATCTCCTTTCTACGATTCAAAAACTGATATTCTCGCTGGTTATGCAATCAACTTCCAAGTCCTCACTCCTTATCTTCACAATACTTGCGTTGTTCCTGTTTAGTTGGTTGTGGGCTTTCTTCAATTATGATGAACCAGTCCGCTATATCAAACCACTAAATGTTGAACTGCACGAAAGAATCATTGAAAAAGAGAAGATCAAACGAATCACACTAATCCAAGAACTGAACCACTATGATACGATTTTTCTTGATACTTTTGATGCTACATCTTCAGGGCTTGAAGGGGCAATCCGTCTCCATAGATTCTGCGACTCTGCGCTCGGCGAATAGTTATCTTGTCAAAGGTGCGATTGCACGGCAGAAAGTTAGCCAATTACTGAAGGTTGTTCACTCGGATTCTATCATTATTGCCGAACAAGATTCAGTCATCACCAAACAAAAGGTAAACATCGCATACTTGAATGCGGAGAATGATTCACTTGTGAAGCAAAATAAAGCCATCTCACGCACTTTGTCATTGTTTAAGAGTATAAGTATAGGGTTGGGAATTTTAACGCTTGTGGGATGGCTACGATAGACCTTGATAAATTACCAGATGCACTTGATACATATTTGGATGATGTCAATCAAGGATCACTCCTTCAACAAATCATCGTTGATTGGTGGAACAAGAAGGTGATTCCACCGATTTGGGCAAACCTTGACAACAAAAACATTAATGCGTCTTCAGTTCTTCGCCAATCTTTTGTTCCAGGAGAGATCACCAAAACTCCCACATCCATAAACACCATCCTTCTCGCAGAGGATTACTGGGAATTTATTGAATACGGAAGGAAGCCAACAAGAAATGGTCACACGGAAGGCACTCCCTATTTGTGGCAGTCAATCAAAGAATGGATGGCATTCAAAGGAATCAAGCCACCACAAACGATGACCTACGATTCAATGGCAAAGGCTATTGCAAACAAGATTCACCGCAGAGGAACAAAGGCACAACCATTCCTTGAGGATGCGTTCACGGAATCAATACAGATGGAATTGGTGAATGAGTTGAATGCTCGTTTCGGAGATTTGATATTCTCGGAAGACATAAAATTGTAACAAAAAGCAAAGTTTATTTGCATTACTGATAAGTTTATTTTACTTTTGCTTTCGTTATGGATTACAACAAAGCAATTGAAACTATCAAATTAAAACGCAGACAAGGGCTATTTCAAATAGTCGCTCGTAAAACAGGGGTATCACTTCCAACGGTGAGAAAGTATTTGGTTGAGGGAAACATCGTTTCTCCCAAAGCCAAAGCCGTCATTGAAATTGCATTGAGGGAGGTGAACAATGATTGAAGCAACAATCAACGGATGGATTCTCACAATGGGTGGGGATAGGTATGTGTATATTGACAAGCAAGTTGATGACTATTTACTTGAGAATCACTTTGATGAACTTGAACCGTATATGATCAAGCGAGATGTGTACTTCGGTGGATGCGTTGAGACCAATTTAGTCGGCATTGAGACGGAGAGATTCTTCTATCTTGAACCCGACAAGTTTACAGTATTATTTATGCTCGGACACAAAACAAATTTCCTATGAATAAGTCAGAATCAATTAAGAACATTGCTGGTGCGTTGGTAAAATTCCAAGCATCGGTGAGCAAGGT